GCTAAAGCACGTTGAACAATAGTAGCCATTTTAACTAATTGTTCATCATTTTTAATTCCTAATTCCATATATTCTTTAATTAATGGAACTATTAAAGTAGCATCACCTATATCATTAATAAGTGGTTTTAATTCACCTATTAAAGCAGTGATTTGAACTTCTTTTTTCTTTTGGTTATCGTAGATTTCTTTTAGTAAGTCAGAAAATTTTTTCTTACCAAATATGTTAGATTCTAAATTACTCATATATTAGTTTTGGGTATAAATATGAGAATGTATAAAGATTAAAAATTCATATACCCATTCTCTAAATAAAATACATAATGTTTTTTAAACACATCATAAAGAGTATTTGCTATTTTTGTAATTTTAGGTGTTTTAGCTTCAGGAACCATTTCATGAATATAAATGTATAAAGCTTTTTTATTGAAAATATCTATTTGATCTCTTTTTCTAAATAATTCTAAAACAGCATCCGCAATTTTAGCATCATTTTCTTTTGGGAAAAAACTATATAAATTTGAAGTAATATAACTTGTATAATTATCTATAAAATATGAAAGTTTATCTACTTCACTTGAAGATTCTAATGTATAAGAATAAGAATCATCTTTAGATAATTCATCTACTGAAGTTTTACTTATCTTAGATTTGTAATTTTTATCATTATACAAAATACACCAACGTTTAACTATTGTACCAAAATAAGAATATGCTTTAGCCCCATTATTTGGGTTAAATAAATGAATTTTAGAAAGCAAAAATACTATAATTTCATGTTGTAAATGTTCTAAATTTTCTACCTCGGTATGGTAAAACTTAAAAGTATGAATTATATTTTGGGTAAGTTTAAAAAAAGCATAATGTATTTTTTCCTCGTAAATTTTACTTCTCAATTCTGGATCTGAAGTATTGTTATATAATACTATTGCATTTTCAGTTTCTTGGGTAAAGTAATTTTTACTTTTAGGTTTTCTAGTCACTTTTTTAGTTGAATTTTCTAAGATTAAACTCATTGAGTATGTTTTGGATTTCTAATATTGATTTAAAGATAATACCTACATCATCATCTTTTTCAAAAATGCCTGCACGATCTACTTCTTTAAGTTTTTTCTCTGAGATTTCAATTACACGAGATAGTCTGTCTAAATAATCCAAATAACCAGCTAAAATATCTTCTGATTTTTCTTGTTTTTTCATCAAGTTGAAAGTCGTGAATCCTAAAATCACGACTAATACTGACAGGGCACAAGTAACAATTATTAATGCTATCATATATTATCTAATAAATTTTTCAAACTATCACTTTTAAATGAACCTAATGCCTTTTCCTTTGTTGAGGTTTTCTTAGACATGTTTGGTTTATTCCCTAATGTAAAATTCCCTTTTCCGGCATCCACGGACTTCTTACCTTCTTTTAATTTAGGTAACCATTCACGTTCGAATTCGATACGTGCTGCCATTAGATCTGCCTGATGTAGTATAAAAGGGAGAGATGTTCTTGGTTTTTGTTCGGGCATAAAATTTAAAAGATATTTTTTATTTGCCTCATCATACAAACCATCATGAGTCTGAATAGCAATCATTTCATTAAATGTATACTGAATACCATGAGATTGAAGCATAAATAAACCTCTATCAGGAACTGAAGAAAATGGTACTTTAGTATTAAACATATAATCTTCTCCAAGTTTATCTTTACGCCATTGATCAGTTTGAGGGATATATGAATCTTCTTCTTCACTTCCCATTTTACCTAGGTCATGATTTAAAGCTGAAAATACAAGTTCTTCAGTTGAGAAAGTAGTCATATCAGCTCCTTCACTTTTCCATAGGTCATATTGTTTTAAAGCACATCGGATAACTCGTAAAACATGTTCTACATACCCTCCAGGGAAAGCATTATGGTATTCTTTTTTATGCGCAGCAGGCATTACTATTAAACGCTCAGAATATTTTTCATAAAATTCTCTAAGTTTTTCTTTACGTGGATCAGAAATATACTTGTCAATATAAGCAAGTAATTCAATCCAATTGTTTTGGATTTGTTCGGCTGTTAGATTCATAACTTTTATTTGTTTTTATTAATTTTCCCTTTCAATTATAGATTGAGTATCATCTCTTAATTCAAGAATTTCCTTTAAAATTTCACGAGCTGCTTCTACATCCCTCTCATTTAATGAATTTCTTAAACGTTTTAATTTTCCTTCCATAGACTCCATCCGTCTTAATACTAATTCTTTATTTTTCATTTTTATTTATTTACTTATTTTATTATAACATTTTATATTCTAAATATTTTTAAATTAAAATATAATTAAAGGTAATAACTTTCTTTTGGGGAGTCACGCTTCTTTTAAAGAAGCCTTAAAAATTTCTTTTTCTACAAACTTCTGAATTTTAACTAGTGAGGCACATTTTTCATATTCCTCTATACTTTCAAAGTACTGTATGCTTGATTTTATACAAAACAACATTTCAGGCGTAGCATTATATTGTAAAGCCTCTTTCCAAGCCTTTTTTCTTACGCTACATTCACTTATCCAAAACCAAGCCCTATTATACATCATAAAATCCCCAGCTTCATCTACACCTGCTATATCTAAATCTTTATCAGATTTGGAAAAAAACCCTACAATTTGTTTTTTAAAACTCATTCCATTCAGAATCATTTTAGTAAACATCCCCAATTTAAAATGTGGGGTTTCTTTAAATTCTTGGAATTCTTTCTTAGCTTTTTTATCTAATTCATTTTCCTCATTAAACCCAAATAATGCAAATATGCTTCCTAATCCCATATGCCTATATGTATATACAATTACTTAATTAAATTTGCGCGTTAATTCATTGATTTTAAATGGTTAATTTTTGATTCTAAATCACCCAATTCTTTTTCTAATGTTAAAATTGTTTTTTTCAATTCATCATATGCCTTTATTGGATTTAAAAAATCAGGATTTGCAGGATGATATTGCCATACTTCATCAAGCATTATATTATAACCTATCAATTCATTTTGAATGTTAGACATTTTTTCTCCTAATTGATCTAGTTCCATGGCCACAATTTGCTCATACATATTTTCCTCCTATTTGTTCTATAATTTGTTTAGCTTCTTCCAACGATACCCTAAAAAATTCTTTTTGGGTGTTAACCCTTTGTTTTTTAAAATATTTATGAACTTCTTGTTCAACTTTTTCTCCTTTAAAGCATTTATAAGCCCATTCAACTTCAAATCCTAAAGGTATCCCTGTTCCACGTGAAATTTGGTGTGCCCTTGAAAAAGGGTCTTTTGCAGTATAACCTATTTTAATCATATCGGGCATTGCAGGATTTGATAAAATATAAACCCATTCATCACCCTCTCGGCCAGCATATAGGCCTCGTTTTTTACCCGTGTAATACGTTATTTCATCCCATCCATCTTGTTGCTCTTGAACCGTAAAATATGTTGGTGGATTATTTGAGTAATCTTCAGAGACAGGAATAAATTTTTTAGCTTCTTCATTTGTAATACGTTTCATTTTTCATAACCTTTATTATTTTTTAAAATCTAGCTTTAGCACCCGATCCTTTATACCAAGGCAAGCCCTCTCTTTCTTTAAGCAACTTACTATATTGTGCCTCCGTATATTTAATTCCATTTAAATAATACTCACGTTTTTTATAATTCCCCTCAGGTATTAAAGCGGGACCATCCCAATTATGTAACTTACCATCAAAGGTATACATTACAGTTCCATCTGCTTTAGTTAATTTTCTTGATTTTTGATAAGTGTTGCTCATATATTTTTATTTAGATTTTCCAAAATTACTAATATTCTTGCTTTCATTCTAGCAGACTTAAATTGCACATAAAATGCCCCAATTAGACCAATAAACCCTAAAATACTAAATATATCAATAGATATAAAATTACAAGCAAGTAAAATAACCTCTACAAGGAAAAAACCTACAATAATCATTAGTACATTAATAACAGTACCTAGTTCACCATCTAACTTTTGAATTTGGGATTGAATTTCTTTTTTTGACATAACCTTTATTTTTATTTATACTACAATATACAAAATATAAATCTAAAAACCAAGGATCTTTGAACTAATTTAACCACTAGGTTAAATTTTTAATAAATTGGTTGCTCCCAAGAAGAAGTTACATTATTCCATAATTGGGAAACCATAATCCAACTTCCACTTGGATAAACTCCTATATTAAATGAATTTAGTACACCTGGACCATATAATTCATCAGGTGTTAAAGGTGGGTTTGAATCAATTGTAACTGTTAGTGGTCCTGTTCCTCTTAAATAAACACTATTTGGGTCAATTGGTACTGTTGGGGTAAAATCAAAGCTTGAATTTCCCGGGGGAACAGCTACACCTAAAATATAAGAGGATGAAATTACCCAATTAGGGTCAATATCAACAAAAGTTTCAAGGGTACCAACTATATTTTGTAATGAAGTTGAATCGTAAAATCCATTTGAATTACGAATAGTTTCAATTACAAAGTAAACTGATTCTTCTGATGGATTGGAAAATGTAAAAGTAGACATTTATCGTTTTGACGATAAATATTATTTTTTTACGTTCCAACTAAAGAAATTGTTAAGCCATTTTTTACGGCCCGTACAATTACATTCTTGTAAACCAAACCATTGTTTATAACGTTCTTGAGTAATACCAAATTTATTCAATGTGGCTTCAACAACATCACCCAAACCACGTCTTTGAAGTTCTTCTTGGGTCATTTCGTGGCTAATTCCTTTTGCTTGTAATTCATTGATTACTTGATCCATTTCTTGTCTTACGTCACTCATAATTTTTATTTATTATAAATAT